ATGCACTTTTAAGGGGTCTGTATGGCCCTCTTTTAGGCTATTTATGACACTTTGGGCAAAGTCTTGTCTTTGGGCTTTGGTGGTCTCAAATAGGCTTAAATCGGTTGTGGTAACTATTCTCATTTTATTGTCTTTTTAAGGTGTTTATTGATGTCTTTTTGTGATGGGTTAACTATCTGATCTATTGGCTTTTTACGAGCCTCTAAACGATGCTGAATTTTCTGGTAAGTCTTGTAATCATTGCAATCAGTAATGGCATCGGTAGCCAAACGAGCCTCATCATCTGTCATGTCGGTATGACCAATCAGGTTAAGGAGCATAAGTTTCTCATCTATTGTCGGCCCCTCTTGTACTGGCTTACTAAAATCCATCTCCTCGGCAGGTGTAGCCTCAAAGCCAGCAGCCTTCATAAGCCAAGAGATTAGATTCCTAAAGGCCTTGCCGGTGGCTCTGGTCTGTGCCATAGATAGGATAGCATACTCATCCCATTGCCTTTTATTGCCCTCTTTGTTAGAGCATATAGCCACTCCCTTAGAGATGACCTCATTAGTGCCCCATTTACAAATGCTTACCTCTGCCAAGTATTTAATCTCGGTTTCGGTAGAGTGATTAGAGATGTAATTAAGCTGAGGGTAGAGACCTAACTGGGCTCCAGCCCACTGCCAAGACTCGACTAAGGGGTACTCTTTGCCCTTAATGTTGACAGTAAGTTTTTGCTCTTTTACAAATCGTTTTAGTTCGGAGGCTAATTGCAGTGATTGTGCTGGCTTAGCCAAATCATAGATAATTAAATCGTTTGACATGATGTGGGTTTTTATAAAGTTAAATCGTTTCTGATAACATTGAGCCTAATCCATTAGGATTTTCCTCATTCTTATTAACGAACAAAGGGAGGGGAAACTTGCGTTCAAATTCTTTGGCTGGTATTTTCTCATCATCTACAAGATAATAACCTTGACCATCTGGGTCAATGCGGAAAGGGGTGTACTGTCTGATGTACTTGTTGCGGACATACTCTGCTGCTGTCATTCTAAAATAGTTGTGAATTGCTGTGATCCATTCATTGTAATCACGCATGGGGTGTGTGGGGTAAGTGGTTTTCATTTTATAGAATTTAAGGGTAAAAAAATGCCCCCAATGTAGAAACATCGGGGTTAACCTATTGCTTGCCATTAATCATGGGCTAAACCCATAATATCATCAACTTTATATTGAGTAGGTTTATATGCTATGTCAATGACCTTTTCAGTAGTATTCATTCCTAACTGAATCCCATAGTGAAACAATTTGAGCATAGTGATACCCAAATCATCGTGATTAAAAGATATTCTGACCTCATATAAGCCAGAAGGGTCGGGGATTAGTTCCACAGTAAATCCATCGGCTTTGGATTGTAGGAACATTGCTCTGTCGGCATTAAGAAATAGTAAAATGGTTTTCATAAAGGGTGTTTTAATTATTGGCAAATGTTGTCTTGTAAAAGGCCTATAACATAGGCTACTGCTAATAAGGCAAGTAAAAGTTTGATTGGTGCTTTCATGGTTTAATCATTTGGTTATGGATGCAAGATAACACACTTTTACACATTAACCAAAAATATTTTTAATTTATTTTTATTGCCCTATATTTGTGGAATGGAAAAGCAGAAAAGAGGTAGGAAACCAAAGCCTGCACATCTGAAAGTGCAAATGGTTACAGCCTACATTACAAAAGAGCAGAAAGACTTGATTAACAAAGAGTTCGGTAACCTTACTAATGCTGTAAAAATTCACATTTTAAGCAAATTCAATGGACATCGTGATAGCTTTGGGCACTGGCAGCCGGTGGATGGACAACGAGCTGAGGTATGCCCTAAGATCGATTGAGTCGTATCTTAAAGGGCACTCTGGCCGCATTCTACTAATAGGCGAAAAGCCTAAATGGATAAAGAATGTGGACTACTACGACATCCCAGATAAGCCAGGTCGCAAGAACTTTAGCATTTTTCAAAAGATACTGACTGGATGCGAGATGTGTAATGGGGATGACTTTATCTTCTGGAATGATGACCACTTCTTACTTAAAGACCTAAAAGTTACAGATTTTAAGTATTGGTATGATGGCACTACGGTACAATACTTTCAAAAGGCTGTCGGACTTTATAAAAAGGCTGTTGCAAACACAATGGCTCTGCCTAAAGTCAATGACCTTTATACAGATATTCATGTGCCCATCGTTTACAATAAACATGAATTTGCCAAGCTCTTAAATATAGACTGGTCAAAAGAGTACGTTATTAAAACTGCCTATACTCGGACTCAGGATGGTGGCTTTGAGTACATGGCAGACCTAAAACTCAATCAGCAGTACAGCCTAAATCAATGGTATGGCAAGCTCCATGCCCGGACATTCTTTAGTATAGGGTCCTATGCGGTCAATGCTGACTTTAAGATACTTATGGAGAAACTATACCCAAGAAAATCACAATACGAGAAATGAGAATCTTTATCCAAAGCCCAAACATCAATAGCCGACATGGAGGCATCAGAGTCATCAATGAGTGGGCTAACAGGTTAGAAGGCTTTGGGCATAAGGTTATACTTTACAACCAAGCCGGTCCAGTAAGATGCGACTGGATGACTATAACTTGTAAGATTGTAAATACTACTAATCTATTGGCAAATTCTGATTTGCTAATAGTAACCAGCCCACATGGGGCAAGCCTATTAAGTAAAGACAAGCCTTATAAGAAAGTAGTCTTTTTGCAGATGTTGGAGCATCTCTTTAACATCACTAACAAGGCATTTTTTGATAGTTGCTTTACTCTATACTCTACCAAATATCCTCTTATCTCTATAAGCCAGTGGAATATTAGGATTTTACAAAACACATATAAAAGAACAGCACCGACATTTTATGTAGGTAATGGAGTAAATCTAAATGACTTCCCGATAAGCCATAAACCCAAAGAGGGAAAGATAGCTTTATTAGAATCGCCTGAGCCTACTAACATGGCTAAAGACACAGAAAAGATAGCAGTGCAAGTGGCCAAAAACCTAAGAGAGAAAGGATGGACAATAAAAGGCTTTGGTTTGCATCAGGCTAAAGACAATATCTACTCAGAATATGTAGTAAAGCCAGACCTAGATACAATGAATAGGCTATATGAGGAAGCTACAATAATGATTAAGGCTACCAAATATGATGCAAGGTCCACAGCCCCTTTAGAAGCTGGCACAAAAGGAACTATAACAATTAGGGGAATAATTGAGGGAGATGATGACCTTAACGAAACTAATAGCTTTAAGACTGGTTACTCGTATGACAAGATATTTGACTCAACAATGTTTGCAATAAACCACCCACATCAGTTACAAGAAAGAGCTGATAATATTCGAAACTATGTACAAACCTACACTTGGGATTACTGGATGACTAAGATAAATAATATTATATGCAGCTTATAGTTGGATGCGGTCCGAAATGGCCTAAAAGAGAGAATGACATTTTTTTGGATTGTCGCAAGTTTGATAATGTCGATGTAGTGCATGACCTAAATAATATACCTTGGCCATTCAAAAATGACCAAATGACTGAGATAGCAGCTATTCATGTGGTAGAGCATCTTAATAGTTTATTGGACTTTATGAATGAGAGCTGGAGAATATTAAAAAAAGGTGGAGCCCTATACATAGAAACTCCCGAAGCCGGGGCAAATGTTGACCTCCAATTTGCTGATCCTACACACATAAGATGTTATCGGAAGCATACCTTTATAAATTACTTTACTTTATCTGAGGCTCCTAAATTTGGTTACACAGACAAATATTGGGCTATAATGCACTTAGAAACTAAAGATGGCAATATAATCGCACACCTAACACCATTAAAATGAGAATACTAATAGTCGTATTAGAGTACTTAGAGCCGGATTGGTTGCAGACCTTAAAGTGTGTGCAAGACACTGGCCTACCTTATGAGATTGTCAGCCGGGATGGAGTAGGCAATATGTCGAGGGCTTACAATTCTATCATAAATAAAGAGGCCGACTATTACTGGTTTGTCTCAAATGTTACTTTCAGCCCTCAGATGCCTTATATGCTGGCAATGGCTTGCGAGGAGAGGGGCTGGGCTGGCATCCATCCGGCAATGCGGTCATCAGATCACAAATTCCAATGGCCTAATGGTAACGAACCTAAAGAGACCCCATTTATCGAATGGACTGCTCCTATGGTTAATGCAGAGATATTTAGGGATAATCTCTTAGATGAGATGCTACCATACTACTACATGGACTTGGATTGGTGTCATAGGGTCAAGCCTAATAAGGTAGGGGTGCATCATGGTCAGGTAGTAGAGCATACTTATTTAAGAAACAAGCAAGAGCATCCCATCGGGCAACTAAGAAAGCAACTAAGGAACTACTGGACCCCTATCAGTCAAAGACATATGATCCAGAAATACGGAAAGGATTGGCAACAAAAACTATGGCCTAAATAAAAACTATGACAACTTTAGAACTACATGGAATTTACCATGAATTAAACTTCTGGCAAGGATTTGTAAAAACCGACCGATTCTTAAAGGGTTGGGTAGGTAAGGGCAAGACCCCAGAATTAAACCAAGAGGTAGCAGACTTTATCAAAAGTGTTCCACATGAATCCGTTTTGGATGTGGGATCAGGGGTTTGCTCAATTCTTAATGGATTAGTCAATGTAACCCCTTGCGACCCATTGGGAGACCTCTACAAGCTCGTTTTTGACTTTGAGAGACACAAACTAAAAGCCCCACTACCCATCCCAGCCGAGGAGTTAAACTTTAAGAATAGGTTTGACATAGTACACATCTCAAATGCTCTAGATCACACCCAAGAACCAAGAAAGGCCTTAGACTACCTTTTACAAGCGGTCAAGCCCGGTGGGTATCTAATAGTCCAAGGTTTTTTCAATGAGGCCACACATGAGAACTGGCAAGGCTTCCATCAGTGGGATATATCCTTAGATGATTATGGCTGCATGGTTATTTTAGGCAAGAACTCCCAGACTATTATAGCATGGCCTGCTCATAAATTCTCTACGGTCAACCTACTGGGCAGAGATTGGTATTATTGGATCATAAAAAAATAGGTATGGTAATTTGCTGCGATATAGATGGATGCTTAACAGATGGCAAGATATGGGTTGACCACAAAGGCAACATTATTAAGTCATTCAATAACAAAGACATCGGAGCCATAAAAGAGCTTATTTCTATGGGGTATCAGGTCCATTTAGTAACTGCCAGCAGTTGGCCGGGTGCCGAGCAATACCTTAGAAGGTCTGGGGCTGAGTTACATATAATCAGAAACAAAGAGACCATTCCTTTCCACTACCAGATAGCCATAGGAGACTCGGCATGGGATATACCTATGTTATGTAAGGCAAAACACTTATTCTGCCCAGCAGATGCCTCATTAGAGGTAAAGTGTTTAGATGGGGTGCATCCACTACAAACATCAGGTGGGCAAGGTATCATGTTAGAGTTAGTACGCATCCTATCTAACTGGTCAAGTAATGCTTGACAACTGATGTGTATAAGTTTTAACACTTATATTTGTTTAAGTGCTAAATATTTAGTATATTAGGGGGTGAATAAAGGGTAAAAAATCAACGAGCCTTTAGTCCTTCGGGGCTAAGGGCTTTTTTACATTATGCCTTACAAATCAAGAGCCCAAGCAGCCTTTTTTAACATTAACAAGAAAAAGCTAGAAAAGCAAGGAGTTAATGTGGAGGAGTGGAATAAAGCCTCTAAAGGCAAGAAACTTCCTAAGATGGCTAAGAAAAAGAAGTAATGTCATCCACACCAGCACATATCGATTGGGATGTAGTAGCCGACTACCTTATGGCAGGTTGCTCTGGGGTAGAGGTAGCAGCTCAGTTAGGTATCCACGAAAACACTCTGTATCAACGATGTAAGTCGGACCTAGGTATAGAATTTGTGGCATTTAAGCAAGAAAAGCAGGCATCAGGAGAAAGCCTCCTAAGAAAGGTCCAATTCGATGCAGCTATTAAAGATAAAGACAGAGCAATGCTTATCTGGTTAGGTAAGCAAAGACTCGGTCAGAAAGAAAAAGGCGAGCAAGATATTAAGGTTGATGGAGGCATTAACATAGTATTTAAGCCAGCCAATGAGACAAGTTGAGATAAGATACACCAGTGTCTTTGAAAGAAATTTGCAGGCCTATCAGGCTAAACAGTATAGGGTCATAGCTAACCAAGGCTCAACCCGATCTGGCAAGACCTACTCAATTAGTCAACTACTAGCTCTTTACATACCGCATAAGGAAAAGGTAACTATCTCAGTGGTAAGCCCATCTCTACCCCATCTTAAACGAGGGGCAAGGAGAGACATCCTAAAGATATTAGAGGATGCTGGGCTATACTCTGATGACAACTTTAACAAGACCGACAACGTCTATCACTATCCTAATGGCTCATATATTGAGTTCTTTGGGGCTGAGGACTCTGGTAAGGTTAGAGGACCGGGCAGGGATATACTGTATATCAATGAGGCTAATTTATTGCCCCATTCGATTTATCAGCAGTTAGCCCTTAGAACCAAGCAAACCATCTTTTTGGACTTTAATCCAGTAGATGAGATGAGCTGGGTCTATGATGTCTCGGATAGGGAAACAAACTTACTAATCCACTCGACCTACAAAGACAATCCATTCTTGCCAAGTGAGCAAGTAGCAGAGATTGAAAGTCTGAAAGATGCAGACGAGAATCTATGGAAAGTCTTTGGGTTGGGAGAAAGGGGTAAGTCATCAGAGATTATCTACACCCATTGGAGGCATGGTCAGTTCCCAGAGGATTGCGAGACCGTTTATGGTCTGGACTTTGGGTACTCAGTGCCAACAGCCTTAGTCAAGGTCGGATTTCACGAAAGCCAGACATTTGTTAAGGAGTTGCTTTACGAGACCAAGCTAACAACCACCGATTTGATAGAAAGGTTGAAGCTCTTAAACATCAGAAGGTCAGATGAGATTTACTGTGATGCTGCTGAGCCTAAGACTATCGAGGAACTGGTTAGGGCTGGATACAATGCTAAGCCTGCTGAGAAGGATGTTTATGCAGGCATCCAAAAGGTCAAAAGCCAACCAATGATAGTAACACCTGAGTCTATAAACCTAATTAAAGAGATTAGGTCCTACAAGTGGAAGGTTGACAAAGATGGCAAGGTCCATGCAGATGAGCAGCCAGTCAAGATGTGGGATCACTTATGCGATGCAATGCGGTATGCAATTTACACGAAACTAAACAAGCCTAAGTTTGAAGTAATGGCTTGGTAAAGAAATACAATGGGCAGAATACAAGATGCTTGGGATGCGTTAACTAAAAAGGCAATGCCGATGATGCCGGTAGGTCAGCCCTTTGCTTCCTATCAGGTAACTGGAGGCACTTTTGTCGGTATAACTGACAATCGGACCAATTATATCCGGGATGGCTATCAGGTTAACGACATCCTCTATTCCACTATAACTCTCATAACTGATAAGGTAAAGTTGCCCGATTGGACAACTTACAAGGTAGTCGATGAGGCTGCCTTTAAGTCTTATCAGGGATTGATGAGAAAGAAAGACATCTCTACTGAGGACTTTCAAAAGGCTATGGGGTATAAGAAAAAAGCCCTAGAGCCTATTTACGTTGACAGACTAACCGAGCTTTTACGATATCCTAATGATTACGAGACTTTTCAAGACTTAGTAGCCAACTCAACCGGGTGGAAACTTATCACTGGTGGTCGCTGTGTTTGGGCTCAGATGCTAGACATGGGAGCCAATCAGGGTAAACCTTACCAACTGCACAACCTACCTTATCAAGAGGTATCTATTATAGCCTCAACCAATCTGTTCCCCATTGTTGAGGATGGGTATATGATTCCGGTCCTTTCAAATGCCTTATTCCCTAAACAGCAAGTTCTACATGACAAATACCAGAACTATGACTGGGATGTCAATGGAGCACA